CCGTAGCCCTAGATTACGCCCAAGCCTATGTAGCTAGCAGAAAAGAAACGTCTATTAGATGTGATGCCATTACCCTAGATTTATACACAGATAACTATAATGCCGGCATAATCGCCGCCCTAGACCTAGATTTTTTTGACCCTATAACTATTACTACAAACCAGCCCGGGTCATCTACTTTAACTAAGACTTTACAGGTGTTTGGCGTAGCTATGGCAATTACACCTAACAGCTGGAAAGCGACACTAACCACACTAGAGCCGATAATAGACGGCTTTATACTAGACTCAAGCCTATACGGGGTGCTAGACACCGGCGTATTGGCCTATTAGGGGGTAACAATGGCAGCGGGCTTAGGGTTTAAGACCTTTACCACAGGTGAGGTTTTAACAGCCGCCGATGTAAACGGCTATTTAATGCAAGGTATTTTAGTTTTTGCTACAGAGGCAGCGCGTAACAGCGCCATTACTTCACCCCAAGAAGGGCAGTTTGCATTTACTAAAGATAATAACAGCCTTTGGTACTACACAGGATCAGCGTGGGTAGCTAGCGGCGCAACAGGTGATATAGAGGGCGTTACTGCCGGCGTAGGTATTAGCGGCGGTGGCACTAGCGGCACAGTAACTATTACTAACTCTATGGCAACTGAGATAGATGCTAAAGGCGATTTAATTGTAGGCACAGGTGCAGATACCTTTGCACGTTTGCCAGTTGGTACAAACGGCCACACACTCGTAGCGGATAGTTCAACGGCAACAGGATTAGCCTACGCTGCGCCTGCTAGCGGTTCAACCTTTGCTGGTTGCGGTTTAACTAAATCAGCACTTCAAGCAGCAGCAAATGCAACGACAGTATTTTTAACTTTTGATACAGAAGAGTTTGATGTTGGCGGCTATCACAGCACTTCAAGCAATACAAGTCGCATTACAATACCAAGCGGTAAAGGTGGCAAATATCTATTTGTATTAACTGTTAATTTTTCATCTAATGCAACTAATCAAAGGCTTTTAATGCTTTATAAAAATGGTTCAGTTCATAAATATTCAACCGCTTTGCCTGCCCTATCTGGTGCTTCTTTCCGCGCTACAACTTCAATAATAGTTGATGCAGTTGCTACCGATTATTTTGAATTTGCTGTTTATCAAGACTCAGGCGTTAGCTTAGATGTTAACGGCGGGTCAACTGAAACAACTTTTGCGACAACTTACTTAGGAGCATAAATGAGTTTATATCAAGAAATTATAGACGCTTATCCAGAATTAGATGTAGCAGCCTTTGACCCTGCAAGCGGCATTATTAGCCTTAGAGATGATGCAGACGGCAAAGGCGCATATATTGAAAAATGGGAATATGAACAGCCAATACCTAATGGGTTGAAGCTCGGTAAGTAGCACAATTTATAAAGAATATGCTAACAAGCTATAACGGCTGGCCTGCCAGCAAAGACCCGGCAGAAATTGGCATAAACAGTTATGCAGTACCCGGCACTAATAGAAAACTTAGATGCGCTAAGGCTGTAGCACCTTTGCTAGTAGGTTTTGCCGCTGAGTTCCACGCGCTAATAGAGCCAATAGATGAGGGCGCTTTAGATGAGTGGGGCTACGCTTTCCGTATGGTACGCGGTACTACAGATAAATTAAGCTGCCATAGCAGCGGTACAGCTATAGATCTAAACGCCACTAAACACCCGCTGGCAGCCGTAGGCACTTTCCCAGCTGATAAAGTACCTATGATTAGAGCGCTAGCTAAAAAGTATGGCCTAACGTGGGGCGGTGATTACCGTAACCGTAAAGATGAAATGCACTTTGAGGTTAGTGTAAATGCTAAAAAAGCCGCTAAACTAATTGCAAAGTTAGGACAAGAAAATGCCGATTAGTTCACAAGTTACTGTAGGTACTACAGCCGTAATTATTGCCCCGGCTGCCAATTCCTACCAAAATATTTATTTACATAATTTAGGTGCAGGTGCTATTTATATTGGCGGGGCAGACGTAACGGTAGAAAATGGTTTCAAGTTAGATAACGGCGATAAATTAAGTTTAATTATTGGCGACCGTGAAGCCCTTTATGCTATAGCTAGTAGTGGTACTCATAACGTAGGGGTACTAGCTCAAAAATAACTAAGGGGCATTTAGGAGCAAAAATGGACAAGAAAAAACTAGAGGCAGCTGCCTACAGTTATGGGCGCGCTGCGCTAGCAAGCGTTGCAGCTCTTTACATATCCGGTATAACAGACCCTAAAGTATTGGCTAATGCCTTTTTAGCCGGTCTTATTGGGCCGTTATTTAAGGCTCTACAGCCTAATGAACCACAGTTCGGCGTAGGATCTAAATAATGAACCAAGCCCAAACCCTATTAGCTATAACGCTAGGACTTTGTAGCCTTGTAGCTGTAGGGCTTGGGCTAGTACGTCATTTAGTAAAACATTATTTAAGTGAGTTATTACCAGATGGTAACGGTGGGCATAACCTTAGAGGCCGTGTTGAGCGTATAGAGGCCCGGGTAGACCGTATTTATGAAATGCTTTTAGAGGACAAGTTAAGCCGCTAGCGTGTCGCGTTGCCTTATGTCGGTGTTAGGGCTCATACTTTTACTACACGCTGAGAGGGCTACTTAGTGTAGTTTTATCAGCCTTAACAAAGGGTGAAATATGTTAGCTGATATAGCTGTAATTACTTTAACTGTATTAATAGTAGGCCTGTTTATGCTAGCTGCCTACCGTACGGGTTACCGTGAAGGCCACGGCGACGGTTACCTAAGAGGGCGCAATATAGCTAAGGCCCTTAAAGAGGTAACTAAATGAGCTTTTTAGACGGGTACGAGGACGTAAACGCAAGAATTAAAAGAGCGCGTTTAGAATATCCCGGGCTACGTTTAGTAGCCTACATAGAGGATATAGATCTAAAAAACGGCTATATCTTAATTAGAGCTGAGGCCTATAAAAACTACGAGGACGATAAGCCAAGCGCCGTAGATTATGCGTTAGAGGTTAGGTCAGACCGCGGCGTAAATGCTAATTTTTGGGTTGAAAACTGCGTAACGTCTGCCTATGGGCGTGTTATCGGGTTGCTTACCCCGGGCGGTGTTGGCAGGCCTACAAGGCAAGATATGGAGAAGGTAGAGGCCATACAAGCGCCATTACAGACACGCGGGGCAGGCGGGGCAGTACCTACCGCCGCTGAGTCAATTAGCGCCCTAAAAGCCAAACTAGGGGCAGGTGAGCCAATGCCCGAGCCGCCATTATGTAAACACGGGCATAGGGTTTTAATTGAAGGCACGTCTAATAAAACAGGTAGCCCGTATAAAGGTTATTTATGCCCACACAAAGTCAAAGCGCATCAATGCCAACCGCTATGGCTTAAACGTTATGGTGATAGATGGCTAGCGCCAGATGACCACGCAGAGGTTTTATTAGAGGCAGGGCGTAACCTAGACCCAATAGCGGAGCGTGAGCCTGTACCAGATGAGTTATTAAGTGAGTCTGAGAGGGCAGCTAAATAATGGAAATTACTTTAAGTAGAGATGAGGAGTTTACAGCCCACAAAGCGGCTATAGCCCTTGCTGAGTCTAATAACGATTATTGGGATACACGCCGCGGAGTTTATGAGGCTGCCGTATCTGGCTTAGATCTGCACGAGTTTTTAGCTCAAGATGCACAAAGCATAGGTAGCGAGTGGGCAGTAGCTAAAGCTCTAGGGTTTGATTTTGACCCATATTTAGCTAAAGGTAAACGCATAGCAGATGTAGGCCGCCATATTGAGGTTAAATGGACTAAATACCCTTATGGACATTTAATAATACAAGAAATAGACCGTTTAGAGGATATAGCTGTATTAGTTTTAGGTAAATCGCCTAACTACACAGTAAGAGGCTGTATGCCTATTGCTTGGGCTAGACATAAAAACTACAGACACAAAGAGCAAGCTAATTGGTGGATACCACAAGGCCACCTATTGCCTATTGCAGATATTCCAATACCAGACATTATCGTAGCTAGTTAAATGGGGTTAAAAACTATGCTTTACATAGAGGCTAAATGTAGACAATGCAAAACCGTTACTTTGCAGCTAGAGCGCGTAGTATCAGATCACCTACCGCCAAACGTCAAATGCTTACAATGTACGCGCTGTGGGTTACTGGACATAACGCTGGTAGACGTAACTACGGCCCGGCAGGTACGCAATTAAGTTATCCACAAGGGCTAATAACCTGTGGACAACACGCCCAAGCCCCGCTCAAGTTATCCACATAATTGAAATGTACTTGCGCCCTTTGGTACGCTGTCTGCGCGGAACGCAAGCCCCGAAGGGCGCTAGCTTGCGAACGCTGCGACAGCTAGGGCTACAGTTATGCCTATGTATAGGCTTGCTAT